TCAAGCATCTGTAAGTTGGAATGATTATCCTGGGTGGCCTTATATTCAAATTAAATCAGGTTCTGGTTCTACTTTGAGTATTCTGTTCTGGGCATATAAGTTTGGTTTTGATATTGGTATCCTTGAACGCACTTGGAGATGGAATGACTAATGACTCTTGAAGAAATTCTAGAAGAATACGGACAGGAAGTTCTTGATGTTTATTATGAACTCTTCCCAGACAAAAGTATTGACAAGTTTGGTGATAGGTTCTGTGGGTATGTTGGGTCATTTGAAAACTTTGTAGAAGACTGCTACCATTCAACTGGTAGTGATGAACTTGAAACCCTTGAAGACTTTACAAATGGAGTCTTTCAGGAGTATTATTACTACGACGAAGAAACTTCAACTGGATTCGTATTTTATAATGAACGATGATATGCCTTGGGTTCTAGGACTGACTGATGAAGAAGTCCAAGAACTTCGTAGTAAGAAACAAGAACTCACACAATACGGAAAGGAGAAATTCCGCAAACTTATGAATAAAGAACCTACACTGGATGAAATGCTTGAGATTGCTGCTCAAAGAGAAAAAGAAAATCAAGTTCTAGACATCGCAAAAAACTTGATGGAAGAAAACAAAGAAGCATTCCAACACCTTGCTGCGATTGAAAGGAAAGAACTTGCTGAGAAAGATTTTGAAGACCTCACTAGAGACCAAAAAATTCAACTTGCTCTAGAAGAAATCGATTGGATTGTGATTGGTGGGCAAGATGGTCAAGAGTTTTATGGTTCTATTCAGTTTCTGCGAAAAGTATTGAGGAGTTTGCGATGAACTTCACAAAACGCCAACTGGTTCTCTTAACAACATCATTAACTCTATTCTATGATGAGATCGCAAAGACTGCAACACCAGAGTTTAAGGCAGAAGTAATGGAAATCGCAGAGATGGTTCAGGAAGCTTATGAGGAGGCAGAATGACACGCTTTGTTAAGAACCCAGATGAGATTGTGCTGAAAGATGTGAAGATGCTACACTATGAAACGATGGAAGAAGGTCGTACTGTATGGTTGGGCATTTATCTCAACAACGGCAAGATGTATCACTTAAACATCGGTGGTGACAATCTCTATGTAAATTACTCTTATGAAGGAGAATGTAATATTTGATGTGACATCTGGCTAACTGGCACACCACCTCTTCACGGGGGTGGTGTTTTGTTGTATAATATTCCTATAAGCAAAAGACCAAGATGATTAAACCGATTGATAAGAAGCACTGGGATGACCTGTATGCTCGTCTTCACGATGCTTATGTGGAGTGTATGAAGCACAACAATCCCACATATGAACTGAAACTGGCACAAGTTCTGGACCATATGATTATCAACAAAAAGCATCTTTACATTCGATGACTTACCAATGCCCTCGTTGTCAAGAACGCATCAAAGATTGGCAAGGTGATGATCCTAAATGTGGATTTGATGAAAATGGCAACTTTCTAGAACATAACTGGAACTGTGCCACTCTCAATGCTCTCCGTGAACTGGCAGAACAAAATGCAGTGTTTTCTGACAATCAAAACAAGGTATCTGTTATTCAAAGGTATGATGTAGGACACGGTATTCTTTCTTGGTATAAAAGTCGTGGTCAAACTGATGACTTTCGTGATGGATACTTTGATCGTGGAACACTAGAGTATGCTCAGCAACTTCTAGGTGATATTGAACCTGATACTAATGGTTGGGATGATTATGTTGATGGAGAGGATGAAGAATGACTGACTTAAAAACCTTCAAACAAAAACTAGAAGAGTTCAAGAACGGAACTCTTGATACTATTGCTATTCATCCAGAGATTATGAAAACTATGAGAGACGAGTATTATGGGATGAGTAAGTGGCAGTGGTTCGTGGAAGGTTTCCGTAACATTCATTATATTCTTGATTGTTATGAGACCGTAGAGCACTTTCCTGATGACTTTTGGGAGTCTCTCAGTTGGGGATGGTGCTGTACCTACATATATCCATATGACGATCCATACAATCCTTATATTTCACCTGAACGCAAGTTGAGGTTAGGTAGATGGTCATAAATAAAAATGCCTGACTTGGTGGTTCTTTTCAGGTTGGGATAAAGCACCTTTGGGTGCTTTTCCTGTATAAATAGTAATAACCACCAAGTTAAGAGCAGAAATGAAAGGAGTAATTTATTGCTACCATTGTATTCCTACTGGAAAAAAATACATCGGGCAAACTGATAACGAAAAAAGAAGGAATTACGAACATCGTTATCAAGCAAAAACAGATAAAAAATTTGGATATAATTGTAAGTTTTATAATGCTGTAAGAAAATATGGATGGGATAGTTTTGTTTATGGTGTTATTGAAGAGTTTGATATCTCATTATTAGAAGAAAAAGAAATATTTTTTATTGAAAAATATGATACCTATAGAAATGGTTATAACACAACATTCGGTGGTAAAACTACAAGAGGATATAAATGTAGTGATGAAACAAAAGAAAAGTTGAGAAGAAAAGCATTAGGGAGAAAACATACAGATGAAACAAAAAAATTAATATCTAAATCTTCAAAAATTAGGGCAATAAAATATTTGTATGAACTACAAAGTCCAAATAAAGAAGTATTCATAACAAATAATCTAACAGATTTTTGTAAAGAAAATCCACAATATAATCTTTATAGAAGACTTATGTGTGATGTAGCAAATGGAAAACAAAAGCACCATAAGGGATGGACGGTTCGCAAACTGGAACACTTGACTTGAAATCGGGTGCCCTTTGTCGTATAATGACTTCATACATACAGAAACTTGATGACTGCCTTCACTTACAAAGGATACGGACGCATCTACACTAATTCAAGGAACATTCAAAATGTAGAAAAAATCATTCAAGAACTTGATAAGTTTGAGTGGGACTATTATCCAAAAGGACTTGTAGCATCTTGGGACAATTATCCAAGTGTTGGGTATGTTGGTAAGTTTGAATTGGACGAAGAAAAATTCAAAGAAATCTGTAGAGAAAGAAATATTCCTGTGTTTATCTTTGATGCTGGTATGAATGATTATCCTTCTGGTTATACCAAAACTTTGAATGTAGAAGAAATCAAAGAACTTTCTTATGGAGAAGTGAAATGAACTTCCATAAACTCATTATCTCAAATAGATTTCTCCGATATACTCCATTCTGGTGGTGGTACAGGTTAATCTCACATCAAGGATTTCGCTTTGATGACTATCACATATGGGAGTCATTCTGGAGTTGTCTGAATGGTGGATGGTTGGATATGAACTATAAATGGGAGTTTGAGAAGTTCTGGGGTAAAGGGTCTTATCCACCAGAAAAGATTGTATTACCTGCAAAGGACTTTGATGCACTTGTAGAAAGACTGAATGAACCACCAGATCCTGAAGCACAAAAAAGATTTCAAGAAATAATAAATCGCAAAGCACCTTGGGACTATGACTGAAAAAGCAAAAATCTTTTACGATATCTGGAAATGTGCTTATCAACGTAGGTATATGTATCGTGGAACACCACGAGAATACGGAGAACACGATACAATCCTAATGTGCCTGAATATGAAAAATGCCGACTGGTATCAGTTTGATACGGAGAAACCACGCTATGTTTAGTACATCAGTAAGAGGAACATATCCAAATAAAACCAAGATAAATTGGTGGGAATACTGGATCGGTCATTGTTGGATGACTGGGTGGCAGAGCATTCGTGGGGCATTCCGTATCTGGGCAGATCTAATGAGTTCCAACTATAAAGATTATGCCCTACTCAAAAATGATGATCCAGAGCAGGAATGTCTTGAATGGTTCTGGGTAACTCTTGGTGAAGATGAATGTTATCCAAAAGAGTTTCTTGAATATCTAATGCAGATGGTAGATGATATTGAAACTGGTAAAGAGAAAGTTATTCCTTTGGATGAGGATTTCTTTAATAGAATACAAGACCTTGTAAAAGATGTGGAGTTAGATGATGAATGAACAACATTATGGGTATGTAATCAATACATACTGGGATCAACTTAATATGCTTTCAAAAATGAAAGATAGGAATCCACAACGATTTGAAGCATTTAAGTATTCACAAGGTCACATCTATGATATGATAGATAAACTACAACATCAACAAAACCTCCAAGACTAATGAGTGAAGTTCAGTTTAAGAAGCATAGAGTATTCCGTGAAACAGACGCAGTTGTTTTCTATGATATATCAGTTGAGCATTCAAACGCTCAGGACCTCGTTGTTCATACTGGTCCTGCTATCAGTCCTCCTGATGATATTGTAGGTGCTAAACAATTTTATATTCACTATCATCAGGTAGACCATAATCGTGTTTTATCTGGAATGAGAACCTTTGAACTTGTAAACCCAGAGTGGCGTTATCCTTATCATATTGTTCATCTTAACCGTTCTTCTGGTGCTCTGGTGATTCCTAAGATGACTTATCATCGTTCTTATTCTGGTAAGGATGGATCTATTGTCATCAATCAGGCAATTCGTGATGATAAGTTTAATGCTTCTACAGAGTTTATTCCCGTATCAGCAGCACAGAATAGTGACCTTTATCGCATCTTATCAGAAGAAAAACCAGTTGTTCATACACTTTCTATACACTTGGAGAATGATGGAAGAGGAATTTGATGATTGGTTTTATGAAATGGAAGGTTTTGTCTTTCGTGCTGAAAGATTCTGGGATGATGTAGAACTACTAAAAAAACCAGAAATTCTTGAATGGATGCGCACCGCTTACAAAATGGGTTATAATGCAGGTCAACAACTCTATGGAGGAACAGAATGAGCAAGGGTAAGAAGAAAGAAGAGGTGGAAGAGTTTCCTTTTGATACCTTCCCATATTTGTTGAAATATGTGGACGGAAAAGATCATAAAAAGTGCTACTTTCAAAATGAAGAACATATGAAGAAGCATATTGAACGTTACAAACTCAAGAAGAAAGATTATACCACAGGGTATAAATATGCAGACTGAAACTAGAAACATCTGTATTCTTTTAACTGTTCTTGTGGTACTTGACCTTTTTATCATAGGTGGTGTATTATGGAAAGGACACGCAAACTTTACTGAACTCTATAAGAATCTAAAATGACAACTCGCACTTTTATCGATAAAAACGGAAACTCTTGGGAATGGGAGGAAACTCCTGAAACTATCGAAGCACTCAAGCAACTTCATCAAACTGTAAAGGAAGTAAATGAAAATAGAAACAGTAAGAACTGAGCGTCCTTGGGGTTGGTTTGATACTCTTGAAGAAAATGAAATTAATCCTTATAAGATTAAAACAATTTACATAAAACCAAATCATCAATTTTCACTCCAAAGACACGAAAAACGACAAGAGTTTTGGGTTGTACTTGAAGGTGATGGTATTGTAACTACATCAACTTATAAATGTGATGTAAAGAGTGGTGATTACATTCATATTCGTAAGAATGAAATTCACCGTATGAGTGCTGGTGAATTTGGTATTAAATTTGCGGAGGTTCAAATTGGATCTGTCTGTGATGAAAATGATATTGTCAGACTTGAGGATGATTATGGAAGAATTGAATCTAATTGATGATGCTTTTTATGTCAAACAACAACGTTGGGGAACTTGGGTGTCTTATGGAAAAGATCAAAAAGGACTGGTCACATCTCTCACTAGAGACGAATGTATTCAGGCAACCCGTTTTTATCTTAAAGGACGGCAGGAGGGTTTCCCTGAATCCAAATCTTATCAGGGGGAAGTAAGTGGAAAACTCTAAGTTTCCTACATTAGATCCAACAACACCTTGGTTTGAGTTTCTATCATACCAAGAGTGTTGTTGGTCTTTAGGTCGTCCTGTTAAACTTGGATCTTTTATGAGATATCAGGCATATTTAAAAGAAATAGGAGTTGCCTAATGATTAACTGGATTAAAGATAAATGGGGAAAAGTTATGAATGAATATGATATATCTCAAGATCATAACATTATGGTTACCGATAATGTGACAGGAATTAAGTTCTCAATCGTTGATTGGATAAAGGCTCTTGATGAGAGAATTCAATTTCTTGAAGATGAGCGTATTTGGTTGAAGGGTGAGGTTATTCGCCTAAGTCAAGAGAACGTAGAACTCACGAATGAACTTTACCGTCTTGAAAATTCTCTTGATTCACGTATAGATATTCTTGCCGAACATTATAGAGGTAATTTAGATGTATGAGGATTTGAGTGCATTTGAAAGGGCACTTGCTCGATTTGGTGATAAAGTCCAATATGTTGTTGGACTAGAAATTTCAAATAAAATGTCACCTGAGTTAGCATATCAAGAAATTAAAGATATGATGAAAGAGTTGAAAAAACTACGCAAGAAAGAAAAACAAGATTGGGATCTGCATATTGATTACTGATGAAAGATACACTCAAAATAACACAGAATGAGGATGGATCTTACACTATGGATTGGGATAAAAAAGATCCCAATTGGTCGTGGATGAATTCACTAACTAGTAAAGAAATCCAAATCATTATTGAACAAGCAATACAAGATTATAATGCCGATAAATAGTGTTGCTTATTCGTGGTTGTTTAAGCAAAAATTGGGAGCAGAAATGCTCCTTTTCGTATATAAATACATATAACCACGATTAAAGCAGATGGAATACTACACTTACGCATATTTGCGTGAAGATGGAACACCTTACTATATTGGTAAGGGAAAGAACTATCGTGCTTATCAAAATGGAGGAAAACCTTGTGGTCGCCCACCAGTAAAAGATAGGATAATTATTTTAAAGAAAAATTTAACAGAGTGGCAAGCACATAAGCACGAAATTTATATGATAAATGTATTTGGGAGAAAAGATATAGGAACTGGTATTTTAAGAAATAAAACTAATGGTGGGGAAGGAAAATCTGGATGGGTTCCTTCCTATGAAACAATAGAAAAATTGAGAAAAGCAAATATTGGAAAAAAACACACTAAAAAAACTTGTGAAAAGATGTCTAGGACTAGGATGGGACATTCAATAAGCGAAGAAACAAGAAAAAAGATTGCCAATTCTTTATGTAAGGGAACTTATCTAATGAAACATATTTCTGGTCAAGAAATTTTAGTAAATAATTTACATCAATTTTGTGAAAAGAATAATTTACACCAAGCAAGAATAATGGATAGAATAACTGGAAAAGTTGTAAAACCTTACAAAGGATGGACTGGACACATTTTGGAACCTGTGCTATGATCGAACAAGCAATCAAGGATTATTGTGATGGACTATAAAAAGTATTCCCTTGGAAAACTTGAAGAATGGGTGCATGATACACTCTCCTGCGCAGAAGCAACACCGCAGGAAATTTATGATGTGATTAAAAAAGTAGTGGAGGAAAATTACTACATCTATAAAGATCATGCCTCACGATGCTATGAACTTCTTGCACTACTGAATGGTAACGGAAAAGGTCACCTTTCCTGTGATAAAGATGATCCATCTCCAGAATGTAAAAAGTCTTGGAATGATTTTTGGGAAGAACATTATTATCCAGAAGAATTCAAAGATAAAGTAACTAAGTGGCAACTTCCTGTTGAAGTAGATGGACTTAGTGGTGAATGTTATGTTAATTTTCCAGATGATCTGCTAGAAGCAGCAAATCTTAAAGAAGGTGATATGGTAGAATGGTTTGATAATGGTGATGGATCTTATATACTTAAAAAGTGTAAAAAGGGCTTGCCAATACACCAAGATCTAATGAAGGGTGGATATAAAACCTATGAGGAAGCAGTAAAGGATGGTTGGACTATGACAGGCGATGGTTTTTGGATTAAGGAGAGTAACTAATGGCATTATCTCAATCTGTTGAAGAATCTTTGAAAGAGGCGGAGGCAGCACTTCGTAATGCATTAGCATATGCTGCACGTCAAGAACGACCTATGGTTTGTAGTGTTGTTGCTGATATGATCTCACGTATTGACACTTTGATGTCAACTGATGCGTTATTAGATAAACTTGAAAATCGTAAACCAGGTGATTCTGGATTCTTTGGAACATTTTTTGGGAAAGATGACTAAAACTAATGAATTTGGTAAAGCTTTGCAAGAGTGGTGGGATTCTGATGCTTGCAAGCAACTTCAGAAAGAAACTGAAGAAGCAAAGCAACGTGCAGTAGGGAAGTATTTTATGCTTTCTGAAGAAGATAAATTTGATATGGTCCAAGCAATCTGCTATATTATGTGTAAAGCAGAAACTGAGGGAACCAGTCATCGTGGTCTTCAAGATGCTCTAGGAATCTATCCAGCAGGTTTCTGGGTTGATCATTTGATGGAAGTTCATAATGCTCTATGGTCTTATTATCATGATAAAAAGCAAGAACAAGATCTTAAGGATGATCTAGATGCACTTGAAAACTTCATTAAGTAATGTAACACGATCCCAAAGAAATTATTAACTAATATAGATATAATGTGTTAGTATGCTAACATATCTGGACACAACAAGGAAAAATTATGTCATTCTCAAGAACTGGGACAAAAGATCTTACGGATGAAGAATGGAACGAACTCGTTGCACTAAAGAATGCAATTAATCAAAATCCAGCATCTGTTCATCCAGAAAAAATGGAATTGTTTACTGAACTTTTAGTTCGTTCTCTTGAGGGAAAATGTGATCCTCCTGAACCTAAGAACTGGAGAGGGAGTGCTCTAAGCGAATAAAATAAATATTATCATCACGATACACAAAAATGGACAACATAGATCAACATATTCAAAAAGATGAGGATATTCTAAGTGATCCTATGATTTCTCCTCAATCTAGAAGACATACTGAGCAAGAACTGGAATCACTTAAACTCTATAAAGCAAATCATCCAAATGATAATCACGATCCAAGTGCTTTAGAGTTATATTGTGACACTCATCCAGATGCAGCTGAGTGTAAAGTTTACGAAGATTAAATAGTATTTTAATAGAAATATATGGCAACTGTTAATTATAAAATTACAGGAACGTCTCCTGAAGATTGGAGTGGATCTTTTACTGTTAGTAATGCGGCAAATCCGATTAAAACTGAATTACCTTCCTTGTTGTCTGTAGTGACTCCATCTTTTAGTTTTGTTCCTACACAATTTGCTTACTTCGGTGATTATGTAACTTGGAGATCAATTGATATTTCTGGACAACCTCCAGGTCCTCCAAACTTTCTTAATATCTATCCTAGATCTGGATATAGTTTTGATCTTTGGTGTCCGCAATTTATTGCGGACGTAAACTCAAACCAAACTTGGAATTCTCTCAATACAAAAATATATAATTTAAATGAAAATAAAAACACTTTAATTTATAACTATGATATCCCATGTCCAATTAAGTATATTACATTTGGACTAATAGAATTTACTGTTGTTTGAGTGCCACTTTAAAAACTGGTACACTCCTCCCTTGACTTTTTTCAAGGGGGGTTTTATAATATAAGAGTCAAACATCAAACCCTCCACGTAGAGGATTTTTAAGAAATGACACTTGTTAAAGTTACTGAAAACGTTGTTGATCTTTTAACCGAACAATTTGAAAAAGGGCAAGGTCTAACAGCTGTTCCTCTCAAGAATTATTCTGGACCTGCACTTGAAACTTGGTCAGAATTTGCTCTAAGTTCTGTAATCTCTCTTTTGAAAGAAGAGTTTCCTGATGCTGTTATTGAATACAGTAAGGATTATCTTACTTCAGATTTTGATGGATTTGGTAAGGAACGTCTTGATCAGCACGTCAAAGTAAATGGTAAGTATGCCTATCTCCAAGAAGATCGTGCATGGGTAGACAAACCCTTCTACACTCTTAAGCGAGCAGTTATCCGAAATATCATCATTTCTTGTGGTGAGCAACTTTATGATGATTGTAAATTCGGTGTTGTTGGATATTGCATCGACATTCGGGAAGATTTGGTAAATACTTGCAACTACACTCAAGGTTACGGTGATCGTATCCAAATGTTCTCTTTAACTGGTCGCCGCCGTTCTAAAAAGGTGAATGGTAAGGTAGTAAACTGGTATGAGACTGGATTTAACCAAGAGACTGTAGTAAACTACATGAACTATGTTTACGAAACTCTCAAGAATGCCATTATCTCCACAACTCCTATTAGGTGATTGCTTAGTTGAAATGAACAAGATTGCAGATGGATCGATTGATTTGATCCTCTGCGATCTCCCCTATGGAACTACTGATAGAAAAGGAACTGAAAATAAAGGTGGTAATCGCCTTTTAGGGTGGGATAATGTAATCCCACTAGATCAGTTATGGGAGCAATATCGACGGATATTAAAACCCTTGGGAACTGTTGTATTAACCGCTGATCAACCTTTTACAAGTATGTTGGTTCTCAGTAATCTTGACTGGTTTAAGTATGAGTGGATCTGGAAGAAGAAAAAAACAACTGGATATCTTCTTGCAAATTATAGACCTATGAAAGAAACTGAGGATGTCCTAATATTTTCTCCTGGAGGTGCTGCAGCAGCATCAAAGAATACTGGAAATATGACTTATAATCCTCAAGGTTTGATTGATAAGAATGTTAAAAAGAAAAATAACGCTAAACGTCTTGGTAAGTTTCTACATAATCCAGAGTTTATGGGAAAAAACAACAAACTTCTTCATGAATCTGAGTATGAGCAGAAATATACTAATTATCCATCAGAAATAATTGAATTTGGATTGGACAAGGATGTTATTCACCCAACTCAAAAACCACTTGCCTTGATGGAATATCTGATTCAAACCTACTCAAATCCTGGAGAAATTGTTTTAGACAACTGTATGGGTAGTGGTACAACTGGAGTCGCCGCCTTAAATTGTGGTAGAGATTTTATTGGGATTGAATTGGATGAAAAATACTATCAAGCGGCAAAGAATCGAATCGAAAACGCTGTGCCACCTGAAGAACTGGCACAAGACCCCCAGAATCCCCTGCTGGATGCCCTATACTAACAAGGTAATCAACGAAACGCCCTAATGGCAACTCGCGCTCGCATCGGTCTTGAACTCGCTGATGGTTCTATCCTGTCTGCTTACCACCACTGGGATGGTTATGAGTCCTGGTTGGGTCGCATTCTGAAGACTCATTACAACAGCAAAGAACTTGCTGCCGAACTGATTGACGGTGGTGATATGTCTGTTGCTTGGAATGATGACAATCAACCTGAGTATTATTCTGCTCGTGGTGAAGATTGCCCTCCTCGCCTTGATGCTGACCTGTGTGAGTATCTTCTTCCTGATAACAGCGAAGAGTATGCTTATGTCTTCCGCAACGGTGAGTGGGTGTGCTATAATATGCATCAGTTTGATGATAGCAAACTCCCCGAAATCGTTGAAATCCCCTCTGGTGCCCTTGCTGCTTGATCTATGAAAACTTCTACTGCTCTTGGTGTTGCGTTTGGTGCAGTTGTCCTTGCCGTTGCTGGTCTCTTCTTTGAGGCGTGGTTGCTTGGACTCATTCTGTCCTGGTTTGGTGTATCCCTTTCCTTTTGGCAGAATTTTGCTATCATCTTTCTTGCCAACGCTATTTTCAAATCTAACGTATCTTCAAAATGAAAACTCAAAACGGATTTATTGATCCTACTGCTGCACTTGTTGTTGCTGGTGTAGGTGTATTTGCTGCTCTCATCTTTATCGGTGGTCCACAATACAATGTGTGGCAACAATCTCTTGCTGGTAAAGCAGAACTGCAAAAGGCAGAATATACTCGCCAGGTAGCAGTTCTGGAAGCACAAGCAAAGAAAGATAGTGCTCAACAACTTGCTGATGCTGAGATTATTCGTGCTACTGGTGTTGCCAAAGCAAACCAAATCATCGGTGATAGTTTGAAGGACAATCGTGAGTATCTTCAGTATCTGTATATTACTGGTCTGGAAGATGGTAGCAAGAATGGTAACGTGACGATCTATGTTCCTACTGAAGGTGGTATGCCTGTGCCCACTCTTCAAATGAATAAATAAGAGGGAAAACTCTTATTGAGAAATATGAAGTCTATCTCTACAATTAAGGACAATCTGACTCCTTACGCGATTGCAGTTTTTGTTCCAGCATTCCTTTCAATTATTGGATTTGGAATCTATCACGGCGAAATGCATTTTAGTTCTAAGGCACCTCACTGTCACGCAGATAAAGTTTGCCACACTCATTAATTCATTATGAAAACTAACATTATTGTTGCAGCAATCTCTGCTGTAGTTGCTGTTGTTGTTTGGGAAGGAATGCATACGATTACTGGTGCTGATGATCCTAAACCTAAACAAGCAGATAATCAGTTTATTTGGAGAAAACACGTATAGTATAGGTCCACTTTAATAACTGGCACATAGGGCATTCCAGAGCACTCTGGGTGCCCTATAATAGTTTCATACACAAGGGAACCAACCCGATGAGCACCACGACCTTTGCTGATTACGCTGCCGCTGCTGAGGCACGGAAAGACATCGCAACCGCTGTTCTGGGGCACACCTATGCTCTCTGTGAGGCGCTGCGCCAGAATTACATCGATTACTCCATCAAGTCTCATCAACGCTCCCTGCAGCGTCTGGAGGGTAATACTGAGACTGGTATTGCTTATCACAAGGCATGTATTGAAGATCTGAAGAATGGTAATTGTGGTTATGAGTTCTATCCTGAGACTGGACGCAAGTATCATAAGATTATTATGAGTGCAAATGGTTCCCGATCTGTTCATGCTTTTATAGATAAGAAGACTGGTGAGGTTTATAAGTCTGCCAGTTTCAAAGCACCTGCCAAAGGTGTTCGCTATGATCTCAGACTGATCAAAGATCGTGAATGGTTGCTTGAGAATGCTGATTGGGCAGGTGCTTATCTTTACGCTCGCTGATAAAATGAAAAAACTTATCCTCATTTCTAGTTTACTTTTCGCGCCTACTCCTATAATGGCGCAACAAGTTAATCAATACGGTGTTTGTACACAATATCAGGAAGTTTATGTTCCTGGTGGATATGATCGCTATGGTAATTATGTTCAGGGTGGTGTAAGAACTCAATCTTATAATGTTCCCTGCAATCAAGTTGTTGGTGGTAGTTGGAATTCTACTCAGGCATATTATGGTAGACCATCTAATCCAAATTGTAACCCAACTAGAACTGTTCTAGGATCTGTGTTTGGTGGTGCAATTGGTCGTGCTGCTGCTATGAATTATCCAAAGAATTATGGTTGGGCAACAGCACTTGGTGCATCACTTGGAGGACTTGCATTCGCCTGTTAATTATGACATCAATTGACAAATTCATTTTTGTTTCATCCTTCTTTATTTTTATGAACTGGGGTGTTAGAATGACACAAGCACTCTTGAATTTAGTTTTATGACACTAGACAGCGGTAAATTAATGTATTCTGAGGGTAACAACGACGAATGTTACACTCCTGCATATGGTGTCACGCCTATTCTCAAATACATTCCCAAGGGTGCTACTGTTTGGTGTCCATTTGATACTATCGATAGTGAATTTGTTAAGCAGATTTCAGAGCAGAATGAAGTTGTATTCACTCATATCAAGTATGGGCAGGACTTTCTTACCTATGAACCATCTGATTGGGATGTGATTGTATCCAATCCACCATTCACAAACAAGCGAAAGTTCTTTGAGAGAGCACTATCATTCAACAAACCATTTGCGCTCATTATGACGAACACTTGGTTAAATGATTCTGCACCAAAGCAACTGTTTAAGGACAAGGATCTTCAACTGTTGATGTTTGATAAGAGAATGAAGTTTCATAGTCCTGATGGACGCCCAAATGATAAGATCACATTCAGCAGCAGTTACTATTGCTGGAACTTTCTACCAAAACAAATCATAATGGAGCAACTGGATGTGCCAGCTGGTAAACTGGCACAGCGCACCCGTAGCGAGGCGGTTCTTCCCCTATAATAAGAAGGTAATCAAGGGAACCACCGATGTCTGAGTTCTACGACTACGTTCTGAGTTTTTACGGAAAGGATGGCATCTATCCTATGGGTGCTACCCTCACTCAAGTCAAGCAGGCAACCGCAACTCTTAAGAAAATTCTCAAACTCAAAGGTGAAGAGTTCTGTGGTGATAGTATTGACCGTGAACTTGTACGTGACCTTCTGATTGGCAAATATAAACTCCAAATGAAATGAAATATAAAGTTACGATAGAAACCCTCAACGGAGAATGCTTTCAAGAAACTGTGGAATCTAATTCCAAGTCTTCTGTTCTCTGTGAGCGAATCTTTAATCAAACTCCAAACGTCCGTTCTGTTGAAGTAAAACCCGCTTAATTATGGCACTCTCCAACAACACAATCATCAAACTCTCTGAGGCACTTTCTCAGGATGTTGCCGATTATATTGTGGATCATCACGAGTTCTTTGATCTGATTGTTCAGTTGATTCCTGAAGCAATTACTGCTAAACTGGGTGATGTAGATGATATGGTGCTTGCCGAACTTTCTATGTGTATTTCTGAACGTCTTGTATTGAAAGGTGTATGATTGGATTGATTGCTGGATTGACTTGTGGAATCGCTACCTTTTATGGTATGGGTGATGGATTCCACGGACAAACAACTGCAAATGGAGAACGATTTAATGCTTACCGTTGGACTGCTGCTCATCCTTACCTTCCTATGGGAAGTAAGATTAGAGTTACAAACCAAGACAACGGGAAGCAAGTAATTGTAAGAGTGAATGATCGTGGTCCTTATTCTCATGCCGACCTAGATCTATCTTATTCTGCATTTGCACACATCGAATCTGCTAGTAAGGGTAATGCTACTGTTTGTTGGAGGGTAATTGGATGAAAAAACTGATTTTCTTGATGCTGCTGCTGCCCCTGCCTGCTCTGGCGGGACCACCGTTCAAATATCAGACAAATTGCTATTTGGAATCTAAGGACAAAACTTATCAGGAAGATGTATGTACTGTGGTGGAAACCCGTGAGAAAGGTGGAGCACTCAAGACTCGTAACATTTATTCTAACCGCTGGGGTCTGACGATTAAATCCCGTTTTAATGAGAAGGATGAATTTTTGACTTGGGACAGTCATAACAAGTTTGAGTATAAGTGGGACTATAAAGTTGGTGGAATTGGTGATAGTGGTGCATACACATATGTGATGCCTGGTATTCTTTTACAAAACGTAAGTTGGGACTAATTAAATGGACGAAATTCAAGTAAATCTAAATGCACACGAGGTGGGTATTCTTCTTGCCGCACTTCAGAATCTTGAAAATATTGATGAAATTCATATTGCCAGAGACTATGGAAGTGCGCCAGCACTTTATAACAAACTCTATTCGCTCTGGGAGCGGATGGACACTTCGACAACTGGACTACGGTACGACCTGACGCCCTCCTTCTGACCTATAATAAGAAGGTAGTCAAGGGAACGCCTGTGAAACGACCCATTACCTTCACCTCTGGTCAACTGCTGGACATTATCTCTATGCTTGAAGAGAAAGAGGATGCTCTGTATGATGCCGACAACAAGGGTCTTGCCGTTTACTATATGCAGATGGGAGTTCAGTTTCAACGAATGTATGATCTTCTGCAAGGACTTCCTGGTGAAAAGCGTGTTGCTCAACTGATGGTTTCTGATTCAGAATGAAAACCTCTTACATCTTTCTTGCCTTTATCGGCATTCTATTGTATAATACTCTCTTGATCAAACGTGATCAAGAACTATTCAAGGCATACGATCGAGCGTGTGTCGAACTTCCTTCTCCTCATCCAGATTGCCAACTTAGAAAATGAACGATCAAGACATTATACAGTTTCTCAACGCCTTTGATGATTTTATGAAACATGCCGAAGAAGAAATGGATTCTTATTTCAAGTGGCAGGAGGCACGTTCATATACAAATTCTTTTTATGAAGAAAAGGCAGCAGAACTTGAGATTACTGTAGACTACTACATTCAGGAGTTTCTGTGATTGATCAGAAAGGAAAAATCATTCTTGCCCTAATGCAGATTGATAACATTATGAAACTCATCAAGGGTAATGAGTATGAGTTTTTTATGTATTCTCATCTCACCTCTGTTGATATTGAACTTAAAAGGCAATTGACAAATATCAATCATTCATCTACAATTAAGGAGTAATTTACACAAACAAATGAAGTATCTTTACATCGTTGACTACTGGGTTCCGTTTCCTTCTTCCGAGTATGGTGGACTAATCAATCTGATTGCCGAATCCGATACACAGGCATTTGAGATTCTATCTGCCGAAGAACAGTTTGATGAACGGTATGTGGATCGCATTATGGAGCGAATTGTAAACTCCCAGAAGTTTGCTCTGGTCGATGATTATGAATCTGGTATTCTGGAGGCATTTACGACCTGATGAAAGAGTTTCCTCATACTGCACCGAAAGGTTATTCCTATGAGTACGAAGAACTTAAAAAGAACTATACTGCTATTTGGATTCGCAATCACTATAAATTTATTTACAACGGTTGCGCTTCTGTTCGTAGCATTTGGGGATTTTACAATCACAAGACCAAGTGCTACCACTCTCCTATCAACTCCAAGACAGTCGGTGATCAGGTAAATATTGAGGAGACCACCCCTTACTCTGCGATGATTCTTAAACTCACACCACTACAGGCGGCATTTGTATGAGTTATAATCCAGAAGTGAATGACTATGTAACCTGGACCAAAGGTGTTGAGGGATGGATTTACTTCAAGTGTGGAGAGTATGTTACAATAGAAACCTCAACATCACTCAAGGATCCAGAAGATTATGAGCACTGTCCCATACATAAAAAGACCAGAGTTCTAGTTCTCTGTTATCGTTCACAGTGGAAAGAGTTGGTTTATGTCAAAACAAGATCCTCAAAATACGAAGAATAAAACCTTCTGGCGTTGGTGGGCAAAGGCACTAGGTGAGAAGGCATCGAAATGTGATAAAGAATCAGATCGAATTGCAATCATTCGCACTCTTATCTTTATTACTTATCTTATCACAAATGCCTTTATTGTTGCTGGTGTGATTCGACACTGGAATGCGGACATTAAGGATTCGAATTATTCTACGAATTGTTATGTTCGATAAGTTTATATGGATAAAACGAAATTCTTTATCTCCTGAATTTTGTTCACATCTAATTCAAAAATTTGAGAAAGATAATAGAAAGCATCAAGGTTATGCTGGATTTTCCTTAAATTTAAAAGTTAAACAATCATATGATCTCCATATTTCAACCAAGCAAGATTGGAAAGATGAGGATTATACTTTATTTTTATCTCTGAAAGAGGCAACGGAAGAATATACTAAAATTCATAAAAAAATATCAATTAGTCATGATAAAGGGTATCAAATTCAAAGAACAAGACCAGGTGAATTTTATGATTGGCACGATGATTCATATTCCAATTCGACAGATGGAGACAGAGTTCTTACTTACATCTGGTATTTGAATGATATTCAAGAAGGAGGATATACTGAGTTTATTGATGGGACACGAATTCAACCAGAAACTGGAAAGTTACTTCTTTTTCCTGCAACCTGGACCTATATTCACAGAGGAGTTACTCCAGAAAAAGAAACGAAGTATATATGTACTGGATGGATGTGTAATAGAAATGAATCCTAATCAAAGTATAAGTTGAAAGAGACGGATATTCTATCCTCATCACTTTGATTACTAGTAACATAGTGCCACAAACAACCTGGCATTACATAAAGTCTTCCAATATGAGCATCAAGATAAAAGGTGCTTAACTGATCAAATAATTTACTATATTCCATTCCATCTTTTCTCAATAAAGTCAATTCTCCAGAATTTTCTGGTAATGCGATATAATATATGGCAATTAAATCTGCACTAAAATGAGTATGTGCTAAATTATAATCGTGTGATTTATTGATATTAATCCACCAACAAGATGACTTAAACTGCCCACTATTACCTGCTATTTCCTGAGAGAAGTTCTTAAGACAGTTATTCAATTTGTTAAGTTCATTAAATTCACTTTTATCATTATCAAAGAGTGGAGATTGATATCCACCTCTGTTTGATTTTTGTCTGCTTTCATAAGACTCTTTAATCTTGTATGCTTCTTCTTCTAATTCTTTCAAATTCACATTCGGCACACAAGACCAAATAAAACTTGGAAAGATATTGTCCTTTAATATATTCGAATACTCAACCATAATACCAATACAGTCCTCTCCAACTAAAACGACCAGGATTTCTTAAACTCTTAAACAGTCCAGTACCCTTACTACCTCCACCTAATTCTCTGCAAGCTTCGGCAATACTTTCAAAACGGGGACCAATATTACCTGTTCCCTTATGTATGCCAAATATAGATTTCTTCTTATTCTTCTCTTCTAATACTTTCCACTTATGTCCGTAACAGGTATAATCATTACGAGCACAGTATAATAGATTTGAATTTCTGTTTCTATTACCTGCTACTTCCTCTGCTGCATCCCTAATTGTATTCCATTCTTTGATCTCACCTGTTTCTACATTTGTTCCCTGTATTCTTAGACCAGAGTGTTTACCATTACCTCTCTGTTCTTCTTCAATAGTACGGAATGCCTCCTGACCACTATACTTCGGTGGTATTTCTTTCCGTATAATCTCTTCCTCTTCTTCTTCCTCTTCATACTCTACAAAGTTATAGCCTTCACCATATGTGTAAGTGTTGTAATGATTCTTCCAATACTCTTCTTTCTCATTTAATAGTTTCTCATCACATTCATCTATCTCTCTGATATTGAACTTATGTAATCCGAATTGACGAAAGGCACGGTATAATGGATCATTACACATTCTGTTCGCTGCCTGTATGTGTGCCTGCCAAACTCTATTCATCGTCTGAGTTGATTGACCCACAAACTTATAACCATTCTCTTTGTTAGTAATGAGATAGATGATGCCTCTTGCCATATGCGTTTTTAGGCGTTTTTTCTTATATAGTAGACTACGCTAATAAAAAAACAGTATTTTTAGATACTGTAAGTTTTTGTAATATTGAAAAAAATATGTTATAGAGAGATATAATGATTGTTATGTTCGTATAAATGTATCTAAGTATCTTATAAATGCCTCTAAGTGCTTATAAATGCCTCTAAGTATCTTATAAATGCCTCTAAGTGCTTATAAATGTATCTAAGTGCTTATAAATGCCTCTAGTTCTTGTGACCTAAGCGAGCATACCATAAGAATCCGAGTTTGTCAAGTCCCACCCCCGCCGAAATGCTCCCAGACCCTCACAGGATCTCGACGAGATTATGCAACCTTATAATGTTAGCGTTATAACACATAATCTCGACGAGTTTTATATATACTTTCATATTCTCGTCGAGATCTGGGTGGGAACTAGACTTGCAATCTCGACGAGAATACGCTATAATATCCACAGTTACACAATCTCGACGAGTTTTATGTACGACGATTACGATATCGACTATACATTCGCAAACGATTATAATCTCGACGAGGATACGTATGCCGATCTAGGCACATCAGATCTCGACGAGGATTATGCACGCGGTGGGCAAGACTATCAGGATCTTGCATATCGCCACTACGCATGATATAATACACCACAACCCACGAGATTCCTATGCCTACCGCACAGAAGCGTATTGTATCCGTTACACTAGATATCGAGTGTTATGATGATCTAGACCTAGAGCACCTAGACTGGGCAGATATGCTAGGTCTAGAAGGCGACGAGTCCGTACATTATAAGATCAAAGATCTAGATCCGTTTCATTAATGTGACACTTATACGTCTGGCACAGGCGTTATAATATTATATAATACTAGCGTTATATTAATATTATCATGCTGCAGGCACTAGTACTCTTGCCAAATTTGCCCTCTGTATACCCTCCGATCCTGCCAAGTGGTCGAAGTACTGGGACAGTTCTAGAAGCGGCACAGAGAGGCACACAGGGGGCGCTGGCGGTGTTATGTTGGTTTCGTTCCTGAGAGATCCCGATGATTTTCCTCACCCTGCCTCATTACGGTTGTGTATTCACTCTCTCCCAAGAAGATGGGAATGAGTTATACTATGCTCCGATCTATTCGGATGGTAATGTTAACCTTGAGGAATTCGCTCCTGTAGATCTTGATTCTGCAGATATGGATGAAATGGAACTATTTGATATCCGCAACCGCCTAGAGAAAATGTGCCAGATCTGAAACTGGCACAAGGGGGGTTGCAATTCCCCCCACCCCCTGTTATATTACATTCGTTCCTGAGGCAACCACCGATGTCCATCACTCTCACCGCCAACTACAAGGAAGTGCTCAACACCGAAACTGTTGAGAAGATTGATGAATTGATCGATGAGAACTATGCTCTGGATGACATGCTGGAGTTCATCGATGCTTATAATGAGAACGACTTCGTGTCCTATTATGAGGAGTACGTTCGTTGTGGTGAGGCAATTGGTTATGAGGCAGTTGATGCTCTGATTGGTGAAATGGGTTGTGTTTCGGATGTTGAGGACTGCGATGAGCGTTATCAGGGTTGCTATGATGATGAGGCAGATTTTGCTGAATCTTTCTATGGTGAGATGGGTTATGACATTCCTTCCGCAATCGTGGTAGACTGGGAGGCAACGTGGGAGACTTCGTTGCGTTATGACTTCACCGCTTGTAATGATGGCACATCTTATCGTTCGTGCCACATCTTCCGTGATCACTGATTAGGATCTCGTCGAGATTATACGAAACATTATAATCTCGACGAGTTATACATGCGATAATCAATATACATATGTCGAGATTATAATGTTTCGTATAATCTCGACGTTATATGAGGAAGGGGTTTGCCTCAACTATAAGAAAAGTTACCCGATGTGTAGACGATTATATAGTGTTTATGATTGTAGGGTAAAAGGGTAACTGAGGCAGGGAGTGGTGTCCCTGCCTTTTTTTGTCTTAAATTGTATAAATAAAACAACTTAATATTATGGGCGAGAGTTTAATCCTATCTCTGGCAAACAAAATAGGAAATAATAACAAGATTGACGAGTAAGAATAATAAAAAACAGGTAGATTCCTGATAAGATTCGTGTGTTTAAATCTTGTCACTTAGGAATCGTATTATAGTGTCTTAAAGTATATAATATCATCTTCATCCTTAGCAAAGCGATTCTAGCAACATTCGTTATAGTTTGTCAAGCCCCTGTGCCAGTTGAGAAGGTGGCACACACCCCCTTGCGGTTGCCCCGCTGCCGTGCCATACTACATTCGTGGTTGAGGAACACCTCTACACTCTCCTCCCACCAAACTATGATGAACCTGACCAAATCCTTTCCGCCCGCTGATGATCTGTTCGTGCAACTTCAGCAGGTTGACTATCAGAAACTCTATCAAGATGTGAAGAGTTTCGTGATCACCGTGGCAGCATTCGTTGCCGCAATTGCAACTATTCTCTGGGAGAAACTTCAAACTATGAAATTCCAAACTCCTGCAGTTCTCACGGATTACTTCTACTTTAGCGTGAACCTGATTGGTGACCCTGGTGATGAAATCGTGGGTCTGAGTGTCGGCAACCGTTACGTGGGTCTTTATGACAACGGAATCGCCTGGGGTGTGCTGAATGAGAACGGTGCCCTGGACAGTTGAGCAAGTGGCACCTCGGGGCGCACAGCGCCCCTCAGATCTGCTACATTACATTCGTTCCTGAGAGACACCCCACTATGTACGACGAACTCTGGAGTGAGATTCAAGACGCTCCTGGTGAGATCTTCGACATTCCTGAGATGAATGATGAAGACTTCAACCTGAATGAGTACCTTGCCGCTGATTACGACTACTGATGACACCTGACACTTACACTTTCTCTGGCGATGCTATCACCTTCCTTGGTTTGGTTGGTGTCATTTCAACGGGCATTATCGTTCTCACTGCTTTCCGCCGTTATTTCAATTCTCCTCTGCGCAAATGAATTACCTCACACCAGATGATCTCAACAACCTCATTCGTTTGGTTGAAGACAACAACCAATACAATGACGATGAGGATAAAGAGTTCTGGGATGACATTCTGACTCGTTTGCAGCAACAGTACAACTTCGCACTCTACACTTCCTGATGAACCGTTCTGAACTCCAAGATCAACTCATTCGGCAGATGCTGGATGACATGGATCTCAAGACGATGACCCAACTCTGCTATGACTACCTTGACGAGGGTTATGCAAAGTATTCTGACGAAGAATTGCTCACTGAGTGTAACGAATACTATCCTGAGTTGTTAGGTGATCCTGCCGTGTCGGACGGTTGAGCAAGTGTCACAAGGGGGGTTGCGTGCCCCCCTCAACCGTGCCATACTACATTCGTTGCCAACCCCCGATGAAAGTTCTCCCCCTGGTCTTCACCCTCATCGCAGGATGGGCAGCGATTCGTGCGATGGATACTATCGCACAGATAGAAACAACCAACCCCACTCCCTCTCTTCAGGCACAACAATGATCACGACTTCGTTCGCCTACGGTGACTCCTATGGCATTCACGATCGTTACAACGACGACGAGCGTGATTATGATGACTTTATGAGTGCAGAGGATTATGATCGCCGCCGTGCTATTCGTGACGGTTGGATGAATGATACAGAGGGTCGCTACTGATGATCCGTGCCCTGACCTGTGCTCGCTCTCCTGAGTTTCACCGCGCAACTATGCTCCGCCTGACAATCGCCGCGCTGCTACTCTGGGGGTTCTGGGGTCCGCTGCAACCCGTTCGTAATGTGACAGCGGACCTACTGTCCACCAGCGCCGACCTGCTGCGCCGCTGACCCCCTATACTGATCTCAACCGCAACGGACCCTATGGAGATCACTATCAGTCAGGAAACCTACGCCGTGATTCACCGCCTGGCATGTATGGGGATGGATCAGGTGCTGGATGACCCCCAGACCGATCCTGAGACCATGGAACGGGTGTTGAACGCCGTTACCATGTTTAGCACCTGGAACCCTGTGACAGTTGAGGAACTGGAACACATCGCCGCCATCTGACCTCCCTGACCCCCTATACTGATCTCAGTTCACAAGGACACCCGATGATCGTTCAACAGATCGGCAGCAACATGACTGAGGTGATGCTGGCAGACGGGACTGAGATCCTGATCTCCTACACGACCCCTGTTGCTGCCCGCATCCCTGGCAAGGGATGGGTCCGCACCGCTCACAAGTGGAGCGCCACGACCTCAAAGCACATCAACCGTTGGTTGACTGATAAGATCGGGCGCATCGATTGCGTGCCCTCTGTGGATCAGTGGGAGATCGACCAACTGATCGCCTTCTGAACTGGCACACGGGGCGCCCAGCGCCCCTCCTGACCCCCTATACTGATCTCAGTTCAAACGACACCGATGACCCTGACTGATCTGACCGCTGATGAGATGGCGGTGCTCTACGATCTGGTGTGCTTCCACGATGAGTGCCCCGATTGGATGGACCTGCAGGTCTTTGAGAGCGTTCAGGATAAGGTCTCCGATGCCTACCATCAGACCACCTGACAGACTGTCACACGGGGGGCGCAGACCCCCCTCCTGACCCCCTATACTGATCTCAGTTCACAAGGCACCCTGATGAAAGTTTACGCCGTGATCGCTGGTGAGGATTATGCAGGGCAGGACTTCGATACCCTGCGCCTGTTCGATTGCCGATCCGCTGCTGAGGCATACGAAAAGGAACTGCAAGAGCAGTTCGGTGTTGACTACACTCTCCTGGAGGTGCGGGAGGTGTGCATGGAATCCGCCCTCTCAACCGCCTCCCGTGTGAACACTAAAGACGGCATCCACACCCCCTGGTGACAATCGCCAGACTGGCACATCGGGTGCCTCACGGCACCCCCAACCCCCCTATACTGATCTCAGTTCACCACCTGAACCCGATGACCGCTCTCTACTTCACCGATGCCCCTCAGATCGATGAGATGCCTGAGTGCTGGACTGCAGAGGAGATCGATCTCTATCTGGAGACCTGCTGCGAGTGGGATGATGACGTGCTGATCGCCGCCTGATACAAAGGGAACGGCAGCGCCCTAAAGACTGCCACCTAAACCACAACCCCCCTGACTCTAATGACCCGCGAACTCGCTCTGTCCCTGCTGCGCTCTGGCAACGATGGCGCTGAGATCCTGCAGATCCTGGAGACCATCTCCGCCGATGATACTGCCCCTGCAGGCGAACCCACCCTAGAGGAAGTCCAATTCTGATAGTGGCACAACGGAGGGGGACACCCCTTCCCTTTTGCCTCTATACTGATCTCAGTTCACAAGCGAACCCGATGACCCACACCATCTCCAACGCCGAAGCACAACTCCTGCAGACTGCTGACGTGATCACCTGGGATTGCTTCACCCCTAGCATGATCCGCCAGATGCACGCCACCCCTGAGGGCGCTGAGATGCTCCGCCTGATCGTTCGCGACAACCTGCAGGGCGCCGCTGATAAGATCGCCAACGCACTCCTTGCCAAACTTTAAACTGGCACACGGGGGGCACAGACCCCCCCTCCTGACCCCCTATACTGATCTCAGTTCAAACAACCCCACCATGGCACTCGACTACAACGGTTGGACTAACTACGAAACCTGGAATGCTGCCCTCTGGGTTCAGAACGATGAGTTTCTCTACAATACTGCAAAGGCATGTGTAGAGTATTGTGGGGAGAATGAGACCCCCTGGGATAAGTTCGTGCGCTGTATGACTGAGGGGCAGATCGGGCGCCACCTGCTGCAGACCCCCGATGGGGTAAAGTGGGACAGCGCCTGCATCAACGATCGGCAGATGAATGAGATGATGACCGATCTCTGAACTGGCACACGGGGGGCACCGCCTGCCCCCTCTCACACCCTATACTGATCTCAGTTCAAACGACCCGACCGATGACCAACCTTTATATCCTTGAAGAGGTTCTGTCCGATTACACCTCTGGTATGGCAGTCATCGCCGCCGAATCTAAGGATGCTGCCCGCGCTATCTGGATTGAAGAATTCGGTGAGTATCATGCAAAGGACTTCGATGAGTATGCCGAATTTAAGGTGATTGAAGGGGTCAACCATCCCGCTGGTTTGGTCGCTCACGTCTATGGCGGGAGTTGACCTCCCCCCGCCGACCTGCTACAATTCTCTCAATCGCAACCCACCCGATGCCTACCACCATCACCACCGCTCAGCAGCAGTACCTTGACGCATTCGCCGCCCTCTATGAGGCAGCAGACGCCCTGAATGCTGGCGACCCTATGTCCTACGCCCGCTCCCGTGAGATCCACCTTGCCTGCCTGCTAGGGCACACCGTGGCAGACTCCTACAGCGGCGCCGATGCCTATGAGGAGGATGGCACCCCCGTAGAGTACAAAAGCACGATCGGCAGCAGCATCAGCGCAACTTACAACGGGATCAGCGTTCAACCGACCTGGGAGGATCAGGAAGCGTACCTGATCGATCACAAGATCGGCGCCTACCCCCGCCACTACTACGCCCGCTATGAGGGCGCACGGGTCGCTGAGGTGTGGGTGATGGACTCTGACACGGTGCTCTCCCTTCTGCTGCCCAAGGCACAGCGCCAGTACGCCACCAAGCGCAACGGCAAGGCAAAGGATCCCCGCATCGGTGTGACTCTGAGCGCCTCTGAGATCCGCCAGCACGGGCGCCGCCTGATCTGATCCGTGTGCCACGGTACGTGCTACAATTCTCTCAACCGCAACCGACCGATGCTGCTCACCTCAGGACAGAAGCAACGCCCCCGCCTAGCGCAGCAGGTCTACCGCTTCATGCTTGATCAGGAACCCCTGCTAGGCGCTGCCACCATCACCGTCCATCACAAGCGCCTGATCGCCTCTGAGGGTGTGGTAGGATGGCAGCAGCAGGAGGATGACCTGGAATTCCTGGTGGAAGTGGAGAGGGAACTGCCTCACCTGGAGTATGTCACCACCCTGATCCACGAACTGATCCACTGCCGCCAATCCCTGCAGGGCAACCACGACAGCGACGCCCGTGAGGCGGAAGCGTACCGATTGGAGCAGGTCTACGCCGACCGCTTCGCCGCCTGACCTGCTATAATTCTCTCAACCGCAGCGGACCTGATGCCTGCCCCCTTTGCCGCCTACGTCTACATTCCCAACCAAAGCGTCTTCACAGCGGGCAGGCACGGCACCGTGACAAGTGCTGGCAACCCTGATGCCCCCAAACTCTCACAGCAGGAGATGCGGGACGTTCAGGCGGGAGGGATTGTCATCCTGATTTGCCTTGCTGGATTTGCCTTCCTGGCACTCACCGACCGCCGCTGATCTGCTATAATTCTCTCAACCGCAACGGACCTGATGACCCTCCCAGAGTTCGCCTACCCCGATCAGCGCCCCGCCTACTGCGAGCGCCTTGCCCTTAAGGTCATGACCTTTGCCCAACTGGAATCGATCTGGTGTGACTGCCAGGTGACGGGCGACTACGACCTGCAACTCCTGCTGATCGATGAGATGCTGACCCGCCCCGATGCTGCCCCCCAAGACTACGAACTGATCTGGGAGATGCAGGATGCAGGATGGAACGGCGGGGTCACTCAGGAGGATCGGGACGCTCGCTGAACCGCACACTAGGGGGGCAGGATGCCCCCCGCTGACCCCGCCGACCTGCTACAATTCTCTCAGTTCAGACAACCACCGATGACCCGCTACGACGTGATCTGCCCCTCCGCCCCTTGGGAGAACACCACCACCGATGCCGACCGCGCCTGGGACCTCTGCCTGGACCTCTCTGAAGAATACGGGTACGCCCAGGTCCGCTGCAACGGGGTGATCATCGGAGACTACACGGAGGGGCGCTGACCCCCCTCCCCGACCTGCTACAATTCTCTCAACCGCAACGGACCTGATGACCGCTGGCATCTTCTTTCTGATCGGGTACGCTATGGGGGCAGGGAACCTGCTCCTGATCCGCCGCCTGATGACCCGCCCCTGACCTGCTACAATACTCTCAGTTCACACCCGACCGATGACCTTCCCCGACCTGATCGCTGAAATCACCAACCCTGAGAACGGGACCATCTATTGGATTGAAGCGGCACACGCTGCCAGGCAGCACGGTCTGTGGGATGACTTCCGCACCGACTACGGCACGACCTCTGCCTTCGGTGGGGTCGATGCTGGTGAGTTCCTGGTGTGGTTGGGGTATTGACCCCTGCCCCCTGACCCTGTAGAATTCTCTCAGTTCACACCCCCACCTGAACCGATGACCGAAGCATACGCCATCTTCACCACGGGCAACGACTACTACGATCGCCCCGAACTGTTCGCCCTCTACGCCTCCGCTGAGAAGGCAGAGGCAGAGGCAGCGGTCCTGCGTGAGCGGATGGATGACTTCAATACCGACGAACCCCTCTACGTAGAGGTGAGCGTCGCTTACGTTCCGATCCGCTGAACCCTACGGGGCGGGTTGACCATCCGCCCCCCGACCCTGTAGAATTCCAAAGCAACCGCAACCGATCCGATGGCAATCTACTCCGCCTGCTCAAACCTGGAAACCCGTGAGATCATGTGGGTTGCCCGCAAGACTGATGATGCCCCTCAGACCCGCTTCGCTGGACAGATCAACCCCGCTGAGGGTTGGTGGTGGGCAGGGTGCTACGCCGATCGCTACGCCTCCGACGTTCGTGGCATTCAGTGGGGTGAGTGACCCCGTTCGTGGGGGTGGGCACCGCCTGCCCCCGTGCTACAATTCCATCGTTCACCACCACACCACAATGGCAAAGGCAATCGGCAACGTTCGTTCCACCGACAGCAACAGCAAAGGGCAGGCGCTGCGTTGCAGCAGCGGCGGCGGGATGACCTTCACCCGTGCCCGTGGGTTGGGCGCTTGTATGGTGGCAGACCTTGACGCCGCCATCGCTGCAGCAAAGGCACAGCATCGTGCCGATCGCATCGCCGCCGCCCGTGATCGCCTGGCAGAGGGCAGCGTGATTCACTCTCACCTGGCAGTTCGTTTCTGACACTGAGGGGGTGGCAATCGCCGCCCCTTTCTTTATGCTTACCGTGTGCCTTCGTTCGTGTTTGGCAGTTGCCGTATTATGCGGTTGTTTGTTATAGCGGGGCGTGTTTTAAAATCGAAAGGTACCCCTAAACTATAAAGTGTTACACAAGGCAGACAAATATTACAAGGGACTTAAAAAAATTTCCCCCAGTAAAAAGCATTCAAAAAAGTCGATTTAATATATAATAAAAAATATGTAGAAATTATGAGAAAAAAATCCGATGACAATAAGGCATTTCTCCAAGTTGACCCAATAAACGGAGACTATTATATTAGTATCCCTGAGTGGATGATAAATGAATTGTCCTGGTACGAAGACACGGAGATTAAAATATCTTTAGATGGTGGGGAGATTATAATTGCAGAAAGCACAGATGAATGAAGAAAAATATAACATTTACCTAAAAGACAAATGCATATACAAATCCTTAGAGAAGGAAGAATTTAATAATACCTGGAATATGATTCAAAATTTTCTAAGTATTACGGAATCCTCCGTGAATAAGGAGGATCTTTCCTACAAAAAAACCAGGAATTGACATATACTACATAATCAAGTATGATATTGACTTAAAATCTTCAACGTATGGCTAAAGGATTTACTGTAAAAGCAAAAACGCCTGTGAGTTCCCAAGAACCAGAATGGGACTATCAAAAGGCAAGAGAAATGGTAAAGGGCAAATCGGTCGTATTTTGCCTTCCAGGTAGAAATGTTTCTTATACCTACCTAAAGAACTTTGTACAACTGTGCTTCGACTTGGTGCAGGCTGGCGCCAGTATCCAAATTTCGCAAGATTATTCATCGATGGTTAATTTTGCAAGATGCAAATGTCTGGGAGCAAACGTTCTCAGAGGACCAGATCAAATTCCCTGGGACGGAAAACTTAAATATGACTGGCAACTATGGATCGACTCTGATATTATCTTTAATACTGAGAAATTTTGGCAATTAATTCTCATGGATAAAGAGATTGCAGCGGGCTGGTATTGTACTGAGGACGGTAATACAACCTCAGTCGCCCACTGGTTAGAGGAAGATGATTTTCGTAATAATGGCGGTGTGATGAATCACGAAACTTTGGAGAGTATTTCCAAGCGTCGTAAACCCTTCACAGTAGACTATACTGGATTTGGATGGCTTCTCATCAAGAACGGCGTCTTTGAGCATTCTGAAATGAAGTATCCATGGTTCGCGCCCAAGATGCAAGTCTTTGAATCAGGAGAGGTTCAGGATATGTGTGGAGAGGATGTAAGTTTCTGCCTCGATGCAAAAGAAGCAGGATTTGAAATTTGGTGTGACCCTCGTGTTAGAGTCGGTCACGAAAAGACAAGGATTATTTGATTCTATGGCAGAAGAAAGGTACAACATCCTTTGTAATGGTAGGAAGATATATTCTCACCTTACAGAGGATGAATACTTTGACATTATGGAAGATCTTGCGCTACAATACTATCAGACAGGATCTCCGAGTCCTGATGAACTTGAAACTGAAATTACTGGAGAATAATTATGGCAAAAGCAAAAGTTGGTCTCAATAAGAGCTCTTATATTCCTGGGCCTCCGAAGAAATCTCGTCAAGGAGAAGGAGGAGGTACTAAGTACGCTGCATCTTCTCGTAATGGAGCACGTAAAAAGTATAGAGGTCAAGGAAAAGGGTGAGTCAATTAATCGTAAATTTACCCGCTCAAAAAGTGTGGGTTCGTAAAGAATATCTCAGAGATCTTCAAGACGGACATGGTGAATTTGTAGAGGGCGTCTGGATTTCGGCAAAGTCGATACCTGGGCGCTCTTTTTATTTTGAAACATATTTGCCAGAATATGGTGCGTTGTATGACAAATTACCAATTTCTGCATTTGTCTCGTCTCCAAAAACTCCGGATCCAGATTTGGACCTTCCCAACTTACAATTTTGGGATTGTATGAGTTATGGAGTCGTGTGTGTTCAGAAAAAACATATTGGTGAATTAGACTTTGAAGTTCGCACAAGAGATTTTGGACATCTTAGGGGTCAATACTTATTCAGTCTAGATAACTATCATCCATATAATGATAAAATTGATTGCGGTACTAGCGAAATGCCAGAGGAACACAAGTCTCACAACTGCATTATGTTAGAAAATGGTCAATTTGTTCTATATCCGAATAATAGAATGAGACTTTATAGTCCATCTAGAACTCCAGAAACTCCAAAAACACCTGATTTTAAAATTTCAACAAAAATTTATAGCACAGAAGTTGGATTAAAATGGTCAAGATTGGGAGATAGTGACGAATATTTTTGGGAAACTCTTCAAGAAAAGCAAAATAAATAAATTTTTTGCATAATAATGAATTGAAACAGTTCTCAATGGGTAAACATCTCTTACTGGAAGTATATGATATAGATTTTAATCTATTGAATGATGCAATTTCCATACAAGAAGTTATGGAAATTGGTATTAAGAGAGCAAAAATGACTATTTTGAATATTTTCACATACTGTTTTGTCCCACAGGGGTGTACAATAGTCATATCTCTAGCAGAAAGTCATGTTTCTTGCCACACTTGGCCAGAAAATGGGTGTATTGCCATCGATGTTTATACTTGTGGTGATGGAAATCCAAAATTAATCGCCTTAGAATTGTTAAAATATCTAAATTCTTCTAAATATACTCTAAGAGAAGTTGAGAGATAACAAAGGAGATAGCAACCTCCTTATAAAAAAGTTCTGTTTTCTCTAAACAGGATACAAAAATGTTATTTCAACCAGAAAAACAGTTAATTCAAGAAATATTATATGATGATCTCAAAAAACATGATTTGAAAAAACAATCTGATCTCCATAAAAAAATAAGAAATGATGAAGATTACGATGATTGGGAGTATGGTACCGAAGCAAATTATGGTCTTTCTTGGAAGTAAATATAAATAAAGAAAAATCTTTGTCCAATGGAAATTACAAGGATATCTAGATCATTCAAAGATATTAGTTTATCTTTTGAACCTCATCCTGTAACTAAAGATCTGCCCATTTTAAGGAATGAGGCAGCAATTCGCAGATCGGTCAGAAATTTAGTTGAAACTCTACCAACAGAACGATTTTTTAACTCTATTTTAGGGTCAAATGTTAGATCCAGTTTATTTGGATTTGTCGATGTTGGAACTGCATCAATAATTTCTGACCAGATTAAAACAACCATTAAGAATTTTGAATCAAGAGTTACTAACGTTAGGGTTTTTGTAGATCCTCAACCAGATTCTAACTCATTCGATGTTACAATAAACTATGAAATCATTGGACAAGATTTTCCAACACAAGAATTTAACTTCATATTAGAGGCAACAAGATAAAATGCCTTTTACTAAATTTACTAATCTAGATTTTGATCAGATAAAAACATCTATTAAAGATTATCTTCGTGCAAATTCAAATTTCACGGATTTTGATTTTGAAGGATCAAACTTTTCTGTTTTAATTGATACCCTAGCATATAACACCTATATTACAGCATTTAACTCTAATATGATAGTTAATGAATCCTTTTTGGATTCTGCAACTTTAAGAGAAAATGTTGTTTCTTTAGCTAGAAACATAGGATATGTTCCTAGATCTAGAACATCTTCTAATGCTGAAGTATATTTTACAGTTCCAGTAACAACAACAAGTCCAACTGTAACTTTACAAGCTGGAGTAGTTTGCGTTGGATCTGTAAATGAAACTACCTATATTTTTTCGATTCCAGAAAACATTACAACTACTGTAGTTAATGGAGTCGCGCAGTTTGGTTCCTCAACGGAACCAATTATAATATATCAAGGAACTCTTCTATCCAAACAATTTACAGTTGATGGTTCTTTAGATCAAAGATTTATACTCGATAATTCCTTTATCGATTCATCGACAATATCAGTTTATGTTAGAGGACCATTAGAAACTGGCGGATTAGGAGAAAAATACAATAAGGTTGATAATATCTTAAATACTAGTTCTATATCGGAAATATATTTCCTACAGGAAGTTCAAGATGAAAAGTATGAATTATTATTCGGTGATGGATATTTTGGAAAAAAACTAGAAAATAATTCTACAGTTAATGTAAGTTATATTGTTACAGATGGTAAAAAAGGAAATGGATGTTCTGTTTTTTCTTTTGTAGGAACTTTTAAAGATTCTGAAGATACCCCAGTTATTCCAAATGAATCTATAACAGTAAACACCCTTACTTCATCCAAAAATGGTGGTGATATTGAATCATTATCTTCTGTAAAATATTATGCACCTAAAGTATATTCTTCTCAGTATAGGGCGGTCACTTCTGGGGATTACGAAGCAATAGTTAAACAAATATATCCAAATGCAGAATCCGTTTCGGTAGTTGGTGGAGAAGAACTTTCACCACCTCAATTTGGAAAAGTTTTGATAAGTATAAAACCAAAAAATGGAGACTATGTATCAGATTTTGATGAGGAACTAATACTGAATAGATTAAAAAATTATTCGGTTGCAGGAATTAACCAAGAAATAGTTCCTTTGAAAGTGCTATATGTTGAAATAGATTCATCAGTTTATTATAATTCAAATAGAGTTTCTAATGTCGATAATTTAAAAACTCTAGTATATGATACTTTATATAACTATTCAAAAACACCAAATGTTAACAAATTTGGTGGAAGATTTAAATATAGTAAGATTGTTCAAATAATTGATAATGTTGATGATTCTATAACATCTAATATTACAAAGGTTAGGATTAGAAGAAATTTAAAGGCACTTATAAATCAGTTCTCTCAATATGAACTTTGCTTTGGTAATAGATTTCATATTAATCCTTATGGATATAATATTAAGAGTACCGGATTTTCTATTGATGGAATTGATTCTTTAGTTTATTTGACTGATATTCCTAATAAGTCTAAAGATGGTCTTTCATTAGATGGATCTGGAAAGGGATTTGTTTCTATAGTTAAGAAAAATATTGATGGTACATATAAGGTTGTTGTAGAATCTGCAGGGATTGTAGATTATACAACTGGCGAAATAACTATTAACGGAGTTACTATAACTAGTACTGTTAAAGAAAATAATATAGTGGAAGTTCAAGCAATTCCAGAATCTAATGATATTATCGGATTAAAGGATTTGTATTTAGAATTTAATCTTGAAAATAGTAAAATAAATATGAAGAGAGATGTAATTTCTTCAGGAGAGGATACTTCTGGAGTTAATTTTGCAACTAATTATTATACGTCAAGTTATTTTAATGGAGACATAGAGAGGAAATAAAATATGATTGAAACTAGTTTTGACAATAGAGTAAAAATTCATCAAATTGTTTCAAATCATCTTCCTGAATTTTTACTTGAAGAGTCTCCTAAAACAGCAGAATTTTTAAAGCAATACTATATTTCGCAAGAATTTCAAAGTGGAGTAGTAGATCTTGCAGAAAATTTAGATCTATATCTAAAAGTAGATAATTTAACTCCAGAAATTATAAATGATAATATTACGTTAAAAAATAATATTGGATCATCCGATGAAACAATAATAGTTTCATCGACAAAAGGATTTCCATCAGAGTATGGTTTATTAAAAATTGATGATGAGATTATTACTTATACTGGAATAACAACAAATACATTTACTGGATGTATTAGAGGATTTAGTGGAATAACAAAATATTCAAATACTAATGAAACATCTAGCTTAAGTCCTATTAATTATAGTAATGATTTAGTTTTTTCAACATCTTCTAGTGCCTCACATACTGCAAATTCTAAAGTACATAACTTAAGTACACTATTTTTAAAAGAATTTTATAAAAAGTTAAAGTATACATTCGTTCCTGGACTAGAAAATGTTAGTCTAGTTGATGGATTAGATGTTAATAATTTTATAAAATCTGCTAGGAGTTTTTACCAATCAAAAGGAACTGAAGAGGCATTTAGGATTTTATTTTTAATATTATATGGAGTAAATCCTAAAATTATAGATCTTGAAAATTATCTAATTAAACCATCTTTTGCTAAATTCATAAAAAGAGAAGTTATTGTTGCAGAGTTAATTTCTGAAGGAAATCCTTTAAATTTAGTTGGTCAAACACTAAAAGCAAATTATGACGATAAACTTCAGGCATCAATTTCAGAAGTTGAGATATTAACAAGAAAAGGAAAGACATATTACAAAATCTCGTTATTTTCTGGTTATGATGATAAAGATTTAGTTGAAGGTAATTTTAAAGTATTAGGAAAAACTAAGGTTTTAGATAATATTCTATCAGGTTCAACCACGATTCCAGTAGATTCTACAATAGGATTTGCTAATACTGGATCATTA